AAACCTGATGAAGTCTTACAAATAGATGAAGCAGAAATAAAAGCATCAAATGGTTCTAGATATTGGAACTCTTTGTATATGCAAGATCCTACTCCAGAAGAAGGAGGATTGATAAAAAAGAAATGGATACAAGAATGGGAATATGAAGATCCTCCTGTGTGTGATTTTATCATACAAACTTATGATACAGCGTTCTCAACAAGAACAAGACTTCAGAAGTAGAAACGAGATGAATGAAGATGAATGGAATGAATTTGTTGATTTTGCAGCGACCCGGAAATTATCATTTGATGACATTTTATACTTGAAGAACAGGGAGAACCGTGATCAACAAGTAGCGAATGAGACTCGGAAACAAGTCGCAGACCAAATGAAAAATGTTAGACAAAAACCTCAATCATTAGCAGCTAGTGGAGAACAAGTAGCTGAAGAAGGAAATATGGACGATGCCGTGTTTGATTCAATTCTCAAAGTAGGGATGGACGATATTTTCACACAATAATGGAGAATAGATAAATGGCTACAACTCCCCGATATCTTAGTAATTGGGATACTGGCGACACCGCTTTAGGTGCTGCTGGTACTCGACTAGGTACTGAACTAAACACTGGTGTTCTTCGCAGAAAGTATAACTTTGGCGATAGGGTATCAGAATTGGCGATTGCACAATCACCTTTTTTTAGATTTGTATCAAAAGTTGCTAAGAATCCTACTGACGATCCTTCTTTCAAATTTACTGAACGAAGACCCTCCTTCCACAGACGCTATGCTTATGTAGTTGGTCAAATTAAGACCGGCACCACTGATGTGTTCGATAATGCAGAAGTCACTGGACATGGTGCTGACGCAACAATCGCCCTAGATGAT